ACCCCTTGAGGTAGTATCGAATTGTAAATGCGAAAAGATGCTGTACCACCTACCAAGGCCGTAAGTGCTGTACTAGCTGTAAGAGTATTGTAGAGTGCTTTTTCTATGAAACGCATTTTTCCTTATCCAAACTTATAGTGCTTTACTATAGGANGTCTAGATGCATACTGTGCTTCCAAGTCGGCCTTTATTGGTATATCTGATACACTACCAACAGATTCTACAGCAGGAATAAAAAAGGGCTGAGCACTATTATTAACCGTACCAAATTCCTGGTGTATCGCATAGAATACTACAGAATATACCCAGGCCGAGTATTTATCTGGGGCCGTCTTTATATCTGCTTCTATAGTACTGTTCTGCCTATATCTTTCTGCATCCGCTACAGTCTCATAATATGTATCTAATATTTTACTAGAAACAGCAATGGAATTATATAATGCCCCCGTTTCAATAGGTGCATTATCTTCCGCCTCACTAGCTATGTCTACGGCTATCTCTGTAACTCCCCTGGATAGCCCATGTCTATGTATGGATTCAGCCAGTGGGGTAAGCAAATCTTCTATTATAAACTCTACAGCGATCATTATGTACTTATTACCTCTAGGACGGCCCTAGTGGACCCTTTCCAAGATTTAGCTCCATCAACAAAACGTACTTCATAGGTTGTACTTCCTATAATGACGTGATCCGTAGATGCAATAGTTTGATCGTGCTTTAGTGTCAGCATCCACATATTTTCGGTTATCAAATAGTTTCTCATGGCACTGATAGCCTCATGTCCCATTAGGCCGACATTAGCTACAGGGTCCAGCCTACAAGAAATGGCGGTACCTCTATTAGTATAACTACGTGCCGGATATCCTATGGTATCGGATGTTTCCGTTACGTATTGAATAGTGCAGGTATCAGGAAGTAGCTGATTTATGTCACTTCGTATATCTGCAAGCTCTGTAGCAGTTAAGGCTATGTCGCTAGTGCTTCCCATTAGGGTATCCGATCATACTTTATACGCTGAGGAGGCCAATCCTGAGTATCTATATCATCCCGTACCATAGGAGACATAAAAATTTCTGGTGCCAATCCAGCCATTTGTTTTAGGACCTTGATTTGTTCTCTAACTGCCGCAGACTTCTGAGAGCGCCATACTCTCATATTATCTGTTTGAAAGTCGGGCTGTCTAGCAAGCTCAGTAGACCAAGAAACCAAAATATCCATAGCTGCTTTGTAGGGATTATGCATCCATCCAGTGAAGAACCTAGCACTTCCTCTTTGGTCAGATGTAAATGCAATAAACCCATCTTCCGGGGTTAGAGTATAATTAGCTGTACCAATTATTGAGCCTTGGGAGTCTGATAGATTGCAGTTAGTGTTATTGCCGCCGCCTGCCGTATCCTCTAGCCATTTATATCCAACATAAGCATGCTGGAAGATAACAGTACTTCCAGAGGTAGAATATTCTTCTTCGTAGTCTACGGGATAGCGTGCAAGTCTAACTCGCCTAGAATCTAGTACTCGTTGTATCTGCTCGTCTGTAAAGTATGTTACGGTAGCCGCGGCCTGATTAACGATTGAATATTCGCTAGTCCCCGCTCCGGTCAGTCGTCTCACTTCCGCTACTAGGTAATCTATCCCCGCCCGTGTGGTCATTATTTAAATCTGTCCTCTGTTTTACCAATTCCAAACACTTCTTTAAAGCAGGCTCCATATAAGTGTCATAGACGTGGTCTAACTCATAATTTTTAGCGCCGTTCTTGGCGTTGAATTCATACTCAAGCCTATCTCCGGCGAAGATATTTTCAAATGCTTCCTCAATCTCATCAGAATGAGGGACCATTTGGTACTGCTCCTGATCTGTCAAGAATAGAGTACCATTGACTACCTGACCAGAAAAACAAAGCTCCGGCATAGATGTAACATTAGTTACTACGACCGGAGTGCCACATGCTTGTGCCTCTACTATTGGTATTCCGAACCCCTCCCCCCTACTTGGGTTTGAAAGTACATCCATCATACAGTAGGCGTTCCGCATATAAGTTTCTGGAAGTCCCACTATATATTTATAGGGGTCAACAAACCTTACACATTCATCCGGCACATCATTAAGTTTAAGAACATGGATAAGGTTTACTCCGTCTGGAGTGTCGGCTGCTGCATGAAAATATAGTATAGCTTCTGGGTGCCTCTTATAAAACCTAGAAAATGCTTCTATTGTACTGCTAAAACTTTTTCTAGCCGGGCTTCCCTTATTAGCGCCTACTACACCGACAACAAATCTTCCTTCCATGCCCATAGACTTTTTTGCATCTGATCTATTACAAGCCTCAAAGTACACAGGATTTACTGCATGAGGCACATATAGAGGATCAAAACCCGCCTCTTTAAGTGCAGTTTCTCCCGCCCTACTCATAGCTATGGGAATAGCTTTTCCGTCTCGTAGGGATTTTGCTACATGCTCAGGGACCTTCACATGATCTATTGGTACCCAAGCGGCCCAGGGTAAATTCTTCCATTTATCTGGATTTAGTACCCAGGCATCTATTAATGATACTACTAGCTCGCTTTCCGTAAAGAGTGCATGAGCTTCGATAATATCGTTTCCCCATGGATCATAAGCACCTGGAAGCAGGTTAATGCCTGACAGGTTNANAGTGATTCCATGAAGTCCGTAGAAACATGAGATTGTAACCTCATGCCCCCGCTCTACGAGTTTGTCCACAAAGATTTTTGTTTGCCCTCCGTATCCTGTTGGGGCGAAGGGGGCATTCGAGTGCCACAAAATCTTCATCTAACCTCCCTAGCTTCTTAGGAGGGGAGAGGTAGTCCCCCTCCCCTCGATAAGTGCTATTATATTAGATTGTGTTCGGTTTAGTTACGGGCAGCGCCGAGGCCGTCAGTATACTCAACAGTAACGGTAAGATAACCAGGGGCTACCGTACCGGTTTCGGCATAGTCTAATACGAGAACCTGAGCCGCTGTAAGCCGACCTGAGCCAGCAGTGACAGCACCAGATTGAATCGTATTCGCTACCCATCCAGCAGTGCCGCCGATTGACGACATGATGGACGTTTGGGCCGTGCCTGCCGTTCCACCGTTTTCCAGTGACAGATCGACATAGTTAACCGTAGAGCCGGAAAGCGTGCTAGTAAGAGCCGCGCTTAGCTTTTCTACCGTAATGCTATGATCGGAGGGTGCCACAAGAATGGGGATACGAGCATCCGCGGTCGGGTCGCTGATAACTACCGAGACAACTTTTCGAGAACCATTAAACATTTAAATTGTCTCCTTTACGCCGGTGCCGTAGCATCATGCGTGATTTTTACGCCGAAGGCATTGCGTCGAATACCAACTGCATATCCGGCACTCATGTTGAGTTCCCAGGCGCGCAAGGAAGCGTCCCGCTCTGGTTCGAGTAGAGGAGCCTTGCGACTATCGAAGGCGATGGACTGAGGGTTAAAGAGCGCCCCAACAGCGTCATCACTGGCATCGACAGATATATTTGCACTTGTAAACCAAGCCGTAGCACCGAGCCAGCGCCCAACGAAAAACGAGCGCAGGGCCTCATTGGCTATATCGCCTTGCCAAGCAAGGTTCGATGCCGGAGTGCCGAGCAGGTCCCAAATGTCGTGCCATCCGTAGGGATGTAGAACAACGTACAGAGGATTTGGAGCAAGGGCGTTCCGCAAAAGCGAAATGCCTGCCGCAACCTTATCAATGGTCAATGCAGTGTTAGCAGTGCCTACACCAGTCGTGAAACTGGAGAAGGTACCAACTAGGTCCACATCAATCTTGGTAGCGATTGCGTTTCCAAGTTCGAGCGATGCGTCACGCCGAGCATCCTCAGGATCGGTTTCAATCCTGCGATCCGTTAGGACTACCTGAGCCATAACTTCACTCGGAGTAAGCGTTGCAGCGGTGGACTTCGAGAACGTTGTGGGGTTCGCGTAGTCTTCGGCTTCTGCTACTGCTTCTGCCGCTACCTGTGCATACTCTGGAATAACCCTATTCATCCAACCACGGGCTGAATAGTTTGTGACCAGTGCGGTCATCAGGTTATTCTCACGCGCTACGAACATGGAATCCTCGAAGATGGTATTAAACAGACTGTTGAGGTCTGCTTGAGTAGAATAAGCCATTAAAAAGACTCCTGTTTATAATTACGAGTTTTCTTCTTTTATAATTCTTTGAACGCCTCGGCCTTTCCAGAATTCGTTACCCTGTTGGCCGAAATATTCACTTCTGCGTTCTTGTTCCGTCTTACCCTCCGAACCTTTTGGATCGTTGGGATTAGCAGGGCTAGTCGAAGAAACTGCCTTACGTTTTAGAAACGGATATTGCTCAGCAAGAGAAGCAAGGGCTGCTTCCACACCTTCAACGGTGCCGTCATCGCTGACGATAACTCCAGAGCGATCTAGAAGCCGAAAGGCTACTTCCGCATCTTGGAATCTACCGGCCGCCAAAGCCACTACCGAGGACTTTAGAAGCGCCTCTTTCGCTTTAACAGTTAGCTCTTTATTCCCTTGTTCTAGGGAGCTTGCTAAACTTCTGGCATCTTCCAATTCGGAATTCAGCCGTTCAAGCTCCGTCATTTTTTCTTGTGCGCTTGTTTTCTGTGCTTCTACAGCGGCTACCAATTCTTCGACCGTTTTTACACCGGCCTTGCCCAAAACCTCGGCATATGCTTTCTTAGTAGCTGCGTCCCGCGCCTCTTGCCTTATTTTACCAGCCAGCTTATTAAAGTCATCTTGGCTGATCGTTTTATCGCCCGCTAACCCTTCCGGCGTCGAAGTAAGTTCGTCCTCAAGTTCCTTATCAGTCTCAACAGGGTCGGAGTTTATACCCTCATCCGGGGAGGTAGCCTGTTTAGCCATGAAAATCTCCTTGTTAGGTTTATATCATTACATTAGCACATATTCCGAATTATGTCAAATTGAACAAGTGTTCTAGTCTCTCTTGCCTTCTTTTAGCCCTGGTTTCTGGAGAAGTTTTATAGTGCCGTCCAATTCTGCCCCCTCCATGTCCCTTACCCTTACGATTCTTAGACATCTTAGCTCTAGTTTCTGCCGAGTGGGTCGCACCTAGACCCGGAGATCGGGCCGTACCCTTGGCATTGTATTCTGGTTTTAGGAAATCTAAGGCCCGCTGTTCAAATAACAAACAATTGTTTGGATCACATAAAAATAATATATCAAACCTAAAAGCCCCCGCCCCATATTTATTCCATGAACGCTGTAAATAGGAGGTATGATGCGTTCCAGTATTTAGTCTATATTTATGCTCAGAAAATCTACGCTCTAAAGCAGTAGAAGAACCTACATAGGACTTGCCATTAGCCTTATTAGTTATCCTATATATACCAGAAGAATATTTATTTTTCATCTAAACTGTCAAGTCGAACAAGCATTACCGTCTCTTGCGCCGTCTAACCCTTTTAGCAATTTTCGAGCCGTATTTCTTGGCCCATCTTTTAGCTATTTTAGGCTTCCTAGCATATAAGTACCTGCGCTGATTTTTTGACTTAAAGGGCATTAGGANGTCCAGANGTAACCTTTACGTCATCTATTATCATTAAGTTGCTACAACTGTAACGTCATCCCAACGTATAGAGTTATACGCAGCTGCATTGGAGAAGAAACCATACTTAGTGGCTGTCGCATGATCTGTAACAGTAGCTTGAACCTTCTGAGTACCATTTACAAAGCCAGTAATAGTTGTTCCGCTTGCAGTCAGTTTTATAACATCGTTTGCAGCGAATACCACAGCCGCAGAGTCCGCCTGAGACCATGATCCCGATACCTGTTTCCACAGGATCATAAAATTGGTTATACTGTCTACTACTAAAATCAAATAGTTACTTGCATCCACATAGCGAGCAACTATTCCGGCGTCCGATGCGGCCAGTACAGACCAAGTGGCTTGGAATATGACATCTGCTTGCCCAACATCAGTAACGGTTGTTTTTGACCCACCCGTACTCTCCCGTAATTGATTATTTTGGATTGTCCAAGTGCCGCTGTTAGCAACCCATGGACCACCCTTCTCAGGAGTATGATCGGCTATTGCCACATCATTGCTGTCCGTCAGTGAATCAAACAATAGGTAGCCAGCATATGGGTCAATTATTGCCGATGCCCCACCCCCACCCAATCCCTTAAAACTACTATCTAATCGCCCCATAGATTTTGTTAGTTTCCCCACTGATACTCTAGATCTGATGTAGCGGTTGCTTCTATAACTTTGATAGTCATTCCCTTTTCTATGTTGATGATANTAGGGGCATCCCCGGCCTTAAGAACAAAACCAGCCGAGGTAGTAGGCACCGACCCATCTAAGGTAAATCTTACGTTCTGTGTATTAGCCTGCATCAGGAGCTTTGTAGCCCCCGTAGCTGGCGTTAGTGTAACTGCGCTGGTGATTGTGGCCCCGCTTGAGTGCGATCCTATAGGGCGGAAAGCCCCCAAAACACTGGCCCATGACATATGTTGACCCATTTAATGAT